TTTTTTTTTTTATTTAAGAGATTATAGCAAATTTAACCTTTTAAACCCCTTAATTTTCGCTAATTATGAAAATTCTCCCAAATCAACATTCGCTAATTATGAAAATTCTCCCAAATCATATAATCGCGATTGAATTTCATTTTCTTTATAAATGCGTCATCGCCTAACTTATCAAATGCTTTAAACTTACCTGCAGTGTAAAGCATTTTATCACGATTGCAATATATACGAAATTCATAATTTTTTGTAAACCAAATCCTAATTATACAATTTGCTTGTGTAAATGGATACTCATAAATTATGTAAGCAACTTTACGACCGCCATCATTCGGATAATAATAGCAAGCATTAACCTCATCAAAACTTCCGATTATATTATTTTTAATCAAAAGTTTTCGCAGTCGCTGTGCAGATTTACGGACTTTTTTATCATCGTCAAGATATATTTCGTCAAATCCAAAATCAAGCATTATAATCCTTACATATTTGCGATAATTATATTATTTATTTTATCAATCAAAGAATTATACATTTTGTCTAAAATGTTTTCTGATATTCTAATATATAGATACTCTGCTGTTCGTGATATTTCTTTTCTCTTTACTGAATTGTCAATTCCTATAATAAGTTTTGGAGTGTTCTTTAAATCTTTCTTGACAAAAGATATATGATTAACATTAACATAAATCGTTCTTTCTGACCCTTTGATTAAGATAAAATTGTTTTTAAAATATTCTGTATTTTGATAACTAAAATCTTTTGCGTCAATGTAGTAATAACCACACATCTCGCCATTTTTGTTATCCTCTATTGTGTAAGACATATTAAGAATTTGTTTATCTTGCAGTAACATAATGCTACTAACATTTTGTAAGTTTATATGCAAATCATCACTCACTCTTATAAGCATATTATTCCCTTCGTTGCTCCTTATGGAGCAACCGCTTAATCGGGAGTCCAATAAGGATAATTTATTTCATCTCTTTCAACTTTGATAGAAAAGTCGTTTTGCTTGTTGAAAATATCTCTGTCATTCAAAGAAATAAGGTCTTTTTGTCTTGACTTAATTTTGCCCTTATTTTCAACAATAATGACATCATCCAATAGTTGCATTCTATCAAAATATAACCGAGCATTGTTATTAACAATGCCTTTTGTAATGGTAGATTTTACAAAATTAACATTACACCTATGATTTGATACTCGTATATTACTCAATCCACTATTGAAAATATACACCTCATCAAAATCATTTTTGTATAGTTTTAAAGATGTTACACTACAATTCATAAATTCACATCTAGATAATCCCAGTGTATCTGATATTTCTAAATCTTTAATATCTAAATTAACAAACGATAGTTTCAAATCTTGAAAATCGCAGTTAATGAATTTGATTTCATTTATTTTTGTATTCTCAAATACAACTGCATTTTCAAATTTGCAACCCAAAAATGTAACATTCTCTAAAATATCTGTGATTGATACATCTTTAACTTTCTTTCTATCAATCACACAATTAACATATAAAGAGTTTGACTTTATTTTGTTAATCGTTTTGTCGCAAAACTTATCCATTTTGACTCCTTTATAAGTTTTGTTTATTATAGCATTTTACTGCTTAAAATCTCTTTAACCCTTTGACCTTTTGTATAGACTATTTATCAACTTCAAACATTCAGATGCCGTCTTTTGATTTCGTCTTTCAACATCTCGGCAGTTTTCTTATGTTCTAACATTTCTTTTTTTTGATTTTTTCTATTATTGAAAATCATCTCAACTAATATCGGAATAATGCCCTTTTCGTCTTTTCTGAAATGCACGCCGTTCATACTTCCACAAAGATTGTATTTGTTAAGTAATTGTGAGTATTCGTCAAATAGATGAGGATTTTTAAAATATTCATCTATGAAATAATCATCGTCTATTGATAACCCCAACTTTTGGATAGCCATTTGCAAATCCATAGGTAATTTAGAAATCGGAACATAAGTTTCTGGTGACATATTGAAAGCGATAATTTGGGAAGGATACATTGAATTGACATCCAAAGAAAACCCCCATTCATAGATATTTGGCAATGGTTCTTTAACATAACCGCCTTTGACACTTTCTGCTTCAACCTCTTTTTGCGGATTTGGTAGTATCAATTTCTTTGAATAACAATAATTTCTTATAAAATTGCCCCACGCTTGAATAGTGCCTAAACTTTCTTTAAATAGACATCCCATCATAGCGGACATTGATACAATGATATTCGTTATCTTTATCTTTTTGTCTATTCGGTATAATAGGAAGGTATCTATAATTGAGTAATGCACAAACCATCGTTTTGAGTATCTTTTAATATCGTCATCAGTTTTGGCGTGCCATAAGATATACTCAAATATAGACGATTTGGCAGGTTCCTCTTGCGGTCTGATATATCCCTCACCAGTCCGAAATCCGTCAAAAGTTTTAAAGCACTCGTGATTTACTTTGTGTTCGCCTATCTCTAATTCTGCCAAAGCATCCAAAGCATAACTATCTCTTGGTGCTAATACGATTTTTTTATAAGCATTTAAAAAATCAGTATAGAAAACACCAGGTGCTTCTATCTTATAATTATCGTTACCATTCGGAAGTTTGCTTTCTCTAAATTCAGAACGCCCAAAAGGACTAAAACCTTCGGTCAATCCCAATTTTTCTGTTCGCTTCCATAGATACGCAAAGTCAAACCCCTCGCCATTATGAGCATACACAATCAAAGGTTTTAAAACTCTAATCAATTTAAAAAAATTATTAAGTAACTCCGCTTCGGTGTTACATTTAAGATACTTTAATTTGAAGTCATATACCTTATCAAATTTATAAAACCCATTTTCTGTTTGATAGTCCAAACCTTCTATAAAATCGTATTCTCCGAAAATGATATTCATATTCAAAAGGTTATCGTATATTTGGATTGATACAATTCTTTCATAACAATTTTGAGTATCAACCGGCCAGTGTGCCGTTGTTTCAATATCTAAATACCAAACACGAGGGTTTCTGTTATATTTTGGGTTTTCTAAATCCCAATAATTATCCCTTATGTGGGCGTGCCCAGCATCGTTGATACCATAGCAATCTGTAACTTTATAATCTTGCTTTACTTTTTTTAGAGATATAGACTTATCTAAAAGATACTTAAATTCGCCATTTCTGTCTTGTATAAACATTTCGGATGGCGTGGAAATCTGCTGAATCCTGCTCTCCTTACCATCCCAAAATCTCTCATAAAAGACCCACGACTTATCGGGGTCTCTATAAAAACTCTCAAATAATCTCACTTTATACCTTTTATTGTTTCAAAATGTTTGAAACCCTCGACAGCTGAAATTATTACATTCTCTGAAAACTCGTAATGACACATAACCTCATCTAACATCTCTTTAAAGAGTTTCAATGCTTTATCTTTTTCCATTGCCATAACTTTGTGAAATCTATTGTAAGATGACTTATTATAAATTCTTACAATATCTAAACTCTTAACAGAAATTCGGATGGTATCAAAGTGGTCTGCAATATCTCTGCAAGTTACTCTAATTTCAAAACCTTCACCCAAATCAAAAGTAATCGCCGTTAAACCCTCTATGGAATGAACTCTTGTTATTCTTTTCATTGTATGACTCCTATGAATTTATAAGAGAATTATAACATATCAATACTTAAAATGTGCTAAATTTTTGGGGATTTAGAAGTAAGAAAAGGGATGGCACACACCATCCCCTAAATCAAAGAAAGGAAAATAACAATGTCTAATCGTTGTAAGTGAGTATTCTGCCGTTATCAAGGGTGATATTATAATATACCCTTGCTTCTCCGTCAGATACTCTTTCTAAATTATTAAGAATGAACTTGAAATGAGAATGATTACCATTTACTTTTTTATCATCCATTCGCAATTCAAAATAATTGACTTTATAATATTTGTCAATTTTTTTGAAATTTGTTTCTTAACTCATTAAATCTCATTTTATCTCCCTAAATACCGGCTGTTGTTAAATAGATGCCTACCAAGACTCCGGCAAAAAATATGCCAATCGCCCATCCTACAATCCAAAATCCAAATTTAACAATCTCTTTGAATGTTCCTTGTAACATAGGCAACCTCCTACCAATAATCAGGGGTTAAACTATCCCAATACTCGTCAATCTCACGATTGATGCGACTATTTTTGACTGCGACTTCCTCGCCATTTGGTAAAACTTCGGTGTTACCACATCCGTGATAGCGGAATTTTCTACCAGTTGGCAAATGAGTAATTGTTCCTGTGCATCCACCTATGTAGTGATGCTCATATAAGAAATCGCGACCTTTGTCCTCTTTTCTATTCTCAAACCAAGCATCCTTTTCCGCTTGAGTTAGTTTTAAAGACGCCCAGTCACTCTTTGGGGTGGTTTGTGCGAAGGTGATTGATACCTCTCGACCGCAGATAAACTTTGTCATTTTATTCTCCTTATCTTTGAATTACAAGAGAATTATAACAAGTTTATCCTTAAAATCCCCTTAACCTTTTGACTAATTCAAGAAAAGGAACACTTTTTTTGCATATTTGACTAAACGCCTATGTATTGGGTTGTCTTGCGTTAAATCCAAAGGTGGTTGGTCTGGTTTCATACCTTCATAGAAATGCTCTGTAACACGGATATCCTCAAGCGATGCGTTCTCTTGCCCCACCTTTAAAGAAAAGGGTATCAAGATAGAATACACCTTGCGTTCATCGTCATCTGTAACATATACCAATAAGATACTTCGGTCTTCGGATGTCCTTGTCAAATCAACAGCAGTTATATGATACATCAGATAACCCTTCGCATTTTCTCGGTTTTAGCGATAATATCTCGCGATTGAAGTTCCGCAAAAATCTTTTTAACTTGATTTTTGCTTCCTTTAATACAGATATTATCTACAAAACAGGTGACGATTTTTGTATTTTTGCGTGTAACGCAGTTAATACAATATAGGTCGCCTTGTATCATTTGTGTATTCTCAACACACAAACCTATCAGTTTATTTGGTAGTTTGTTTAGACTTATCATTTTTAACTCCCTTATCTTTTGTAAATTCATTTTCTATTTGTTTAAAAAATCTGTCTATCTCTAATGGACTTGCTTTACTAAAAAAATATCTATGATTATTTTCTATAATAGATATTGAAATATTTACAAGTCTGAATAATAATATCATTATCAATAGTAATAATAAAATTATCATTGAGAGTAAGATATTTATAATCATTTACTTTTAACCTTTTAATGCTTTAAAATGCGAAGCGTATCTTATTACACATTCCCAATACTCATTATTATAGTAATCTTTAAAATCAAATTCGTCTGTTCTCATTCTGCCGTCCATGATAGCAACAATTAAATCCTTATAATTTTTTAACTTCTCATTAAACAAATACGCTTTTGTTAAAGTTTTTATTAGTTGTAATTCTTCTCCGCCCATTTTAATTCCTTTCTTTAAAAAGATACCCTCATTAAAGAGGGTATGCAGTTCCATTTAATACATATTGCTCTGAATTTATCAACAACCCTTCTGGGTTGTTATAACTCCATCTCAAATCGGTATATCCATCCGAAAAGAATTCCCAATCATACAACTTTTCATAGATAGTGCGCATAATAAACATTTTGCGAGCGTCTGAAAAAAAGTTGTAATCCTCGTTAAAACACAACCACATTCCATCCTCTTTTAGATTATCACAAATTACGATACCGCAGTGAATATCAAAAGTCAATCCACTTACTTCGTCTTTTTTGTGAAAATCAATCTCAACGACCTTTTCGTCATCGTTCCTTCTGTAAATGTCAGTTATGACAAAGTTATGATTTGTAATCATTTTGTTCTCCTCTTAGTTGGTATCTTTTAATTACAAGGGTATTATAACACATCAAATCTTAAAATCTCCTTAATTTTCAGAGATTTATATTTGTTTGCGAAATCTCGTATCCTTCGGGAGCATAGCTATTCTTTATACGATGCGCTATTTGCCGTCTGAAATATCCAATGTGGTCGGCGATGTCGTATAAACGGAATATTGACTTGTTGTCATTCAATCGCAATCCACGCCCTATGCTTTGGGTTATCGTAACATAGGATTTTAGCGGACTTGCCAATATCATATTATGCAAATTCTTAATATTCGTGCCTGTTCCCACGCAAGCGTAATTTGCTACCAAGATTGCGTTATTTTCGGTCTCTAAAATATTTCTGATAATCTCTCTCGCCTTACCTTCTATCAGTCCGTTAATGAAGTAAATCTTGTTTGCTTTCTGCAATACCAAATCTTTGTAAGATTTTGCATCCGTCTTAATATCTCTTAAATTGGTAATTCCATAGAATAAATCAAGTCCGTGTTTGGTATGACTAAATAAGACCATAGTATTACCGCTTTTTGAGACCTCATCACTTAACTTACATATAAAGGTATTACGAGGTTTATACTCTTTCAATTTTTTTAATTGTGATGAATAATCTGGTAACATATTGAAATCAAATTGATAATGAATATTAACTACATTTATTTTTGCATTTGTCGCTAATCCTCTATCTATCAAACCTCTTGGTGTTATGTAAGTTTTAGGGACACCGAAAATGCTTATCAATCTCATTACATTTACATTACCCTCTGGGAGCGTTCCACTTAATCCTATTTTGTATTTTGCGTTTTCGCATTTGTTACAAATATCAAAGATTTGGTCGCTCTTGGCGGTGTGTGCCTCATCAACAATTATAAAGTCTAATTGTGGTAATAACTCTTTGAAATTCTGAACGGATTGCCAAGTTGAAATTGTTAATGGTTTGTTAAGATGATGTATATTATTATCACCACCAATTAAGTGGGTGTCTATATTTAATTCATAATCTTGAAAATCTGAATTGATTTGATTTGTTAAAGTTATGTTAGGAACTAATATCAATCCCTTAAACCCCATCTCTGTTAGGATTTTTGCTATCAAACCTATTACATAGGATTTACCACTACCTGTGGCAGATTTTATGAATAATTTTTTGTAAAATAATGCGTCTTTTATTGCTTGTGCTTGGAAATCATAGGGAGCGAATTTTTGGTATTTTTCAATTACTTTATCTAATTTTTCGCTCAAGTCAGCGGGCATAATAGGTTTATTATATTCGCCTATAACTTCCAAGCACCCATTCGGAACGATATACGCTCCATTATAAATTCTATAAAACAATTCAAAAGGGGACTTTATGCCCGCTTGGACTTTTACATCAAATCTTGACGCTTCATTAAAAATTGTTAAAATCTTAATTTGCTCGTCAGATAAACTTTTGAAAGCAGTAAAACTTTCATTTAATTTAATACTATTATTATTCACTTATCAATTCTTTATAAATTGTATTCTCATTTAATTCTATAATATTATTATCTAGAATAAATTGTTTTAAAAAACATTCTTGTATCAATTCAAACATATTTTTATTTTCTGTTAATTCTAATTCAAAAAAATCTCTTATAAAACCTTTTAATTTAATCTCAAACTGATTATGAGTATTAAGACCACTATACATTTTGATTTCATACTCATATCTTACATTTGGATAATAAGTCAAATTCTCAAACTCAATAAACCCAATTTTGCTCATATCAACGACACAATAGGTTTTCTCTAATGCGTCGGAAGTCAAAGAGTTATACTTAATTAAAGTCATTTTAAATCCTTTTGATTATCATTACTTGTGTTAATATCTTTCATAACATCTTTAAAAACATTTCCGACCTCAATGCATCTACTATTGATGCCGTAAATATCTAATGTAACCTCTGTGTCTGTTTCGTCAGCTGAATGTTTATATAACGCTTCGTTAAATTGCATAAAATCAGAGTTTGCCTTCAACGCTTCTATAAAAACTCTTGGGCATTTATATTCGTTTAAGAATATATCTATTTTAAGAGTATCAAAATTTATAAACCTTTTCAAAGCATCACTATATTTGAATGCTATGCTTTCTGAAAATAGATTTATAACCCATCGCTTATCTATATTTTTTGCAAACGCTGATAACGAGTTATTTTCAACAATCAAGGTCGCGTCTGTTTCTTTTTGTTGTAACAAATCAGCGACTACCAAACACTCTGTTATAAGATTTTTTAGGCACTCAAAGAGTGCCTCGCGATTGTGTATCATTTGTAATACCCCGCTAAATCCTCGTCATTTTCAAAGTCAATACCTTCCCGGATTGCTTCGCAAACGAACTCTATAATATTTCTTGGGACTCCTTTAAAATACACGACCATGTGTTTATGTGAGAATGTGTATTCGTCATCCGTCAAAATGCCTACAAAATGAAATGTAGTTGTTTTGTCTTTTGGATATATATTACTAGTTATAACAGAAGTTAGTATCATATCCATTTCTTTAAACGCCTGTTTGATAGCGTTCTCTTTATAGGCGATTTGCTTACCTGCGTTTAGCGCAATATAGTTATCCTCAACAAATTGCATTCCCATATAGCGCATAAGGATGACACGGATTGCGGTCACCAACTCTTCCTTGATACACTTTTGAGTGTATTCGTCAAGCGTTTTTGGACTAAGTTTATACATAAGTCCCTCCTATCTTTTGAATTGTAAGTGTATTATAACAAATCAAATCTTAAAAGTTGCTTAACTTTGGAAGGGTTTTTGGAGTTACTGAATGTTTTTATTTTGGAAGGATATACAAAAATTTGACAATCTGTCACCTCGCACCTGTTTTCAGAAGCAAGACAGAAAGTCAAAAAGTTGTGAAGAAGTCAAAAGATAGACTACTCGTCATCTAATATAGAGAAGTCAATTTCAAAGGCGGATGGAGCATCTAAAAACGCTTTTATTTCGTCTGTAATGGCGTTATATTCCCTTTCAGAACATCGTATAAGGTAGGATACCCTTTCAAATTCAAGTGTCTTAAAATCGTTTTTAGACTTATTTATGACGACATTTTGATTATCAATTTCAACATCGTCAATATCATATAAACTATAAAGGACTTTTTGTAGGTTAGTTAAGTCCATTTCTCTTAATCTTTGCATTCTTGATTTTGCCATATTAAACCTTAAAAATAGATATAAGCGGTTTTACAAGGATTATGAAATCCTGTATTTTTGAGTAGTTGTGCTAAGTTACCAATAAATCTTGGTAATCTATATATAGATAACATCTTTTTGAATTCGTCTATCAAATCTTTATCAACCTTAATATCTGACATTAAGTAATCTATAAATGTATTCTTTTCTTTTTGACCTTGCGAGATTGTAAAGATAATATCGTCATCTGGGTCAATGTCTATCAAACCTATTTGATTAAAGGTATAATCGCCAATAGCGGTCTTTTTGAGTAAATCCAATAGGTTACGCCAGAACTCAATGTCATTTGTGTATTTAAAAATCGTCGCTGATGAGGTCGGATGGTTGAATTCAATATTTGTCGCATCCCAATAATGGATGCTTTTTAGGTTGCCCTCTTTGTCGGTATTAAATCTAAATTGATAACCATTCTCATTCATAACACGCACGCCAGTGCCGTGATTATTTGAATTGTGAAAGTCCTCGCCTTCGTTAATGACTTTAAAGGAATGTGGATACCAATTTTTAAGGAAATCTAAAACTTCGTTTAAAGCGAACACATCGTCAAGACCATTTAGGTTTTGTGAGAATTCTAAATTCTTATCAATGGGGGTTTCTGTGTTTTCTTTTAACTCTGAATTCTTAAAGAAGTCTGAAAAGTTTTGCATTTAATTCCTTTTGTTTATATCGCCTATTATATCATATTAACCTTAAAAAGACCTTAGAAATCGTAATTCTTTTTAAGGGTTTCTATATCTATGCTTTCGTTCCTAATATTCATTCTCATAAAATAGTAATTGAGTGCTAACTCGTATAATGCATAAAAGAAGTCCAAATCAATGTTGTTAAAATCTCTTTTTATGTATTTTATATAATTCCACCCAATCCATTTTGGGGATTTTGATTTTAAAATCCCCAAAAAGACCTCCTCTTTACCTCGTCTTTTGTAGAGTGGGAGTTGTTTTAATATATTATAAATCTCATTTAACTGATTTTCTTTAAACATCTTTTAACCTAAAAATCTACTTTAACACCTAATTGTTTTGCAAAACCTCGTGCCTTTTCTTTTCTTTTATCTGATACTTCTACATCATTTTCAATATCTGATTTTACTCTATCAATATATCTTTTTTGCTTTGTTTTTTCTGCATCGCCTTCTTGACTATCTTTGTGTTCTGCATTATCTGTGTTATCGGTGTTATTTGTTTGTTTTTTATTCTGTTTGTTTTGTCTTTTTTCTCTATCATCGGTATCATCAGATTTTGATTTTTTCTTTAATTCTCTTTCTCTTTCTGATTGTCTGATTAAGTCTTCCACTTCGTCTGATACTTTTTCTCTTTGTTCTTTAATTGTTTTTGATAATTCGGTAGGGTCGAATTCAACTGCTTTCTCAAAATCTGCACCGGCGGTGCTTCTCTTAAACTCCTCTAATTCATCACCTTCAAAACCTAATGCTTTTGCGACCGCATAGAATTTATCCCCAAAAGTAGTTGATTGCTCATTCTTGTAATCGTTTATACCTTCTTGATATAAAGTAGATTTCTTAAACTCTTTAATAGCATCGGATGCGTCTGTAAATTCTAATCCTTGTGCTTCTGCGTATTGAATAAAATCTGATAATGCTTCTTTGTATGCGTCTGATTTTTCATATTCTGAAATTGCTTCGTCATCTGTAATATTTCGTTTTTGTTTAGTCATTAGTCCATTTGCAATAAAAGCAACATATTGTGGGTCTTCTCGCATATCACTTAACATTCGTTCTCTAATTTGTCTTTTCAACTCTGTATTGATTGCATCGGTATCCTCAAAAACAATATCCGAAATGTCGTTTAAAGTTTTAATCGTTCCTTTAACTAATTTAAAACCTGATACAACTGCATTTCCAAATAACGCTAATAATCCACCTACCCTTTCAAGAGTTGAATTTCTGCTTCCAAAAATGCTTGAAATATTATTACCCATTTTTGATGCCATATCAACTGCGGTTTTACCACCGCCTTTTAAATTATTAAATACCGCTTTTGCGCTTCTTGCTAATGTTCTTTTTTGTAATGATTTTGCATCATCTTTTACTTTTTTAATATAGTCTTTTTGTTTATTATAAATCTTGCTTCTTACATCCTGTTGTGTTTGTCTGTCATCGTCATCGTCAAAACTAAATCTACTCGAGCGACCAAAACCTCGTGGTGCTTCTGTAACCTGTGAGACCTCGCCCATTTTCTTAACTTTTTTCAAATATTGTTTTCTATATCGTTTTAACTGACCTTTGTGAGATTTTGCGTATTTCTTTGCGTATTTCTTTCGTTTCTTTTGCTCTAATCTACCTTTGCTTGATTTGCGTTCTCTTTCTCGTTTTTTGGATGCCATTTTACCTGACGCTGAATTTCTTTGTTTTCGTAATCGTCTTAATCTTGATAAATCTGTCAATCCTGCTTCGTCTAATGTTTTTGCTAAACACTCAATCGCAATGTCTGTCGCATCTATATCATCACTTTCAATCTCTAATTTTTCTGCTAATTTTTTGACTGCTTCTGTATATTGTTTATCTAATTCTTGATAACTTAAATCGGTTGCTTCGTCATAATCATCTGGGTCTTCGTCATTTAGGTATTCCATAATACTTTCTTTAATGTCCTCTATATCGTCATCGCTTGAAATATTATTTAATTCATTCTCTAAAATTGCTTTATATTCTGCATTGCTATGAAAATACATACCTTCTAAAACTCTTATATGCTCTTTTAAATCGTCAATATCTATTTCATTCTCTGCTAATTTGCCGTCTAAAAATTCGTCAGTTGTTTCCTCTTTGAATTCGTCATAATCTGCGACCTCCTCATTCGGAACTACGAACGCATTTAAGAGGTCTTGATATTCTGCGATGCCTTCTAAAATAAACTCTGCAAAATAATCGTAAATATCTTTTTCTAATTCCTCAATAATATTTTTAATGTTATTATCATCCGCAATTCGTCTAATTTGGAATTCATTTAAGAACATATTTGCAAATTCAATGAATAATACCTTTGCATCCGCATCTATTGTATCATACATTTGTTTTAATAATTCTCGGTCATTTAGATATTCTGCGAATACATCGTCATCTTGTAAAGATAATTGGTCTGTCATATCAAGGTCGATTGCATCCACTGCTTCGTTTGTATCGTCTTTTTCAATTTCATTATCATTTAGTCTTTTTACCATATTTGTATCTGACATTTTGACTTGCATATCAGGGTCGCATACATCACCGGAAGTTGTTGTTTCTACCATCTCTTTTAAGATATTCGGATTGCCCAAAACCTTTAATAGTAGGTAACCTTCTCGGTCATCCATAGTCAAAGGTTTTTTATCCATATTAAGTCTTTGATAACAAATACCGGCATCATCAAGTGCTTTTGTAATGAGCGGTAAGGTCTCCTCGCCCCATTGGTCATCTTTGTTTTTATACTCCAACCTTACATACATTCCATTGTATAAGTCTAAATCGTAATTTTGTGGTCTGAATACTAAATATTTGTTTAACAATCCCATAACTTTAATGAGCAACTCATCGTCATCCTCAATCTCGGAATTGTCTGTTTCTGTTTTAATCTCGTGTTCTTTGATACCACAAAGGACTTTAAATCTTTTCTCCGATAGTCTTGTAAGTGTTTGATAAAAACTCATTTTACACTTTCCTTTAATTCTAATAATATTTTGTAATTTAATTCTGCCCATGCTTTGTAATTTATCCAATTTTGCGACATTTTCAAAGCATCGTCATCTGTTAAGAAATAACCCTTAACATCGTTTGATATATTTATGTATTTGATATTATAGTGCTGTGCTTGCGGTCGGTCTGCTATCTCTGGAATAACAATTTCTTTTTGAGAACAACCTGTTAAAGTGATTAAAGCGGTTAATATCACAAGGGGTAATAATTTTTTCATCTAAAATCCTATATTACCAAGATATTTTGGGATGCCTGTATCTTTTGATACATCGTGAATTTCAACTTTTTTTGTTTCAATAGTTTGTGTATTTGTTAATTGAATATCTTTTGATAATTCGGAATAATCATTTTGTAATTGTTTGATAGTTTCAATGTAATGTGTATTAACATTCTTTTGTATTTGTAATGATGCTTCTAATATTTTATTTTGATTTTCTAATTCTATTTTTTGTGTTTCTAATCTTGTATTTTGCCAATATAGAAAACCACTATAAAATGTTAAACCTATAAATGCTAAACTAATATAAAACCACTTTGATTTAACAATTTTTAATAAAATAGTCCAATTCATTTTTATACTCTTTCTGCTATTTTATGCACTATTGAAAACCCCAAAAATTGATTTGACTTGTTAGATTTAAAGGATTGCTCTATAATATCTTTGTAATTCTCTTTAATATCAATATTATTATATATATCCCATAATTTAAAATACAACTCCCTATCTTTTTTGTTAAATCTACTCAGTGTATTTTCGCTCAATCTTTTTGGTGTTCTCATTTTAACTCCTTTAAACAACTCGTAAAAACAATCCCATATTTTCTGACAATGCACCATAACATCGCCATGTTCCAGACAATACCGCTGTATCGTTAAAATCGGTTAATTGAGACCCATAATATAACTCATCCCATTTCACGGATTGCTTACATTTTAGGATTGCCCAAGACCCCAATGTAGATGGTTTAATAGCCGTCTGATGCGCTAACCATTGACTTCTTGAAATATCAATAGTAACGCTACCTTCGCCGGATATATCATAGCCATTTACAATTTTAACTGCTTCTAATTTTTTATTTAATTCTGCATCTGTCGCTATTTTGTATGCTTCAAGATTTGAAGTCAAAGATTTATAACGATTTTCTAAATCGCCTAATTGATTTAAAATCAATTCAACATTTGACAAAGCGTCAGCGACTTTTTGTAATTCATCTCGGTCTAAAACATCTAATAATTTATTATTTGAAATTAAGGTATCTGCGATTGTTTTTAGATACATCAAAATAATTACAAAGTTTCTATCAACCTCTTGATGACTTAAAATATCGTCTTTTACAGAATGTGTTACTTTAAAGTGGTTTTCGTCTTTTTCGTTGATAGCTGGCAAATCTTGTAAATCGTCTTGATTATTAACAAAATCGCAAACTCTTAACCTAACCTCTAAATTGTCCATTCTCAATCCTATTGATTTGTATTGTAAGATAAATCAATGATACTACCATTGCGCCAATCAATAAAACAAGTGGTGTTATGCTCATCTTAAACCTTTCACTCTATTATGCCACCCTTTTAAATAGATACCTAATGATGGTTTTCTTTTGACTAATAATTCATATTCAAGGTCGCAATTATCTAAAAATGCTGTTTTAAAAGTTTGATAATCATTATCGCTCAATTCTTTTGCTTGTATAACGGCATATTTAGTTTTACCGCCATAACTACCATCCACGACTAATTTATCAAAACCTTTTAAAATACCTTTATCTAATAAATCGTTGATTGCTCTTTGGAGTGCTTTTACACATAATAAAGGGGAATTTGAATAGATAGAAACCATCGGCAATACCATCGGTTCTTTGAATAAATCAAGATATAATTTTGCAAAATAATCTTGGTAGAATTTGCGTGAATAACCTAATTCGGCATTTTTATCAATATTTGCATTTAATTTATTAAGGTCTTCTCGTGTCCATAACTTGCTATTTTTTGTAATACCAAGTCTTTTCATAATGCTATCATAATATACGAATACATCTGCTCTTGGGAATGCATACTTATATATGCCATAAGAATTTGTAATGTCCTTTTCATTACTATTTCTATGCACGAAACCGCCTTCGGATTTGCGAAGGTAATTCATAGTAATATCTAACCAATCTGACATTGTAATTCCTCGTTTTTAAGTTTATATTATTTATTTATCTATAAATGGTTAGAATTATTTAACTCCTTACTCTCTATTCCCATAAATAGCTAACAATTCTTTATACATACTATGTATTGCTTTTGGTGTATTTTGTTTAAAATATGTTTCATTATCAATATTTGCAATAACTTTTGACGCTGAAATATCGTCATCTGTTCTTGGTGTTTCCACTACATCTAAACGACCTTTTAACATATTTTCATAATCTCTTACTCTATCTGTTCCGCATAATACTGCATTTACATTCACGGGGCATTTGTTAAGTATAGATGTTATAAGACCCGTTGAGTGTGTAATAACCTCAATTTTTGGGAATGCTTTTTTAATCATCTTAATTCTAATTTTTTCGGTTTCTTTTGTTTCTTTTGAAGTTACAACGCAAATTACACCACCATCATAATTCTTTAATCCATTCTCAATTACTTTATAATGCCCATTTGTTAATATTCTATATTTGCCGAGCATCAAAAAGTTATTATTTCCTTCAAGATTTTTTAAGATTAAGTTTTTCATATTGACTTGAATATCATCTATGATTTGATGCTCCTCTTTATTCGGATGTGTAAAGTCTATTTTTGCTTTTCTTAAAAAATCTGATAAAGACCTCAATCTATCGTTTAATGTTTTGCCTTGAATTTGATTATAGTTATCTTTTCCAAAGTTATTAACATTCTCCCAATATTCTGCTTCTACCTCTGGGTCTGCAAATCGTTTTTTGGCACGGCGTGCTTCTTTGTCTAATTGGTAGTCTTGCTGAATTTTCAATTTGAAACCATCAAAAGTTAAGACAACACCCTCCTCCTTACCACCGAAAACGCTGTCAATATCAAGGAAGGTTTTAACGACCGCTTGGATATATTCATCGGTCGTCATCTTGTCAATATTCGGTTTGTATTTTTCATAAGCATTTCTTAATTCACTTGATTTGATACCATTCCTGAAATCCGCCAAAACTCCGTCAAATAATTTGGCAGGTCTCATAACTCGTAACATCTTGGCATATTTGTCGCAAAGGTCGGTATTGAAACCTTGAGGTTTTGTTTTTAACATACCGCCACGCTCGGTATAACTTGATTTTGAGTAAGCAAGCAAGACCATTCCGTGTTTTTGATAATTTGACATAAGGGTGTTTTTCTTTACGGCAAACTCAATAAAGAATTCAGTATCATTTGGGATTGACTGATAATCAGATAATGATAATGATTTTAAGTGATTAAAAACCAACTTAAATTGGGAGTTACCTGTTGATGACTTTTTGATTGTATCATCGTCAAAATAATCATATTCTCCGCTATATTGTATTTTGCCCTTATAAGCGACAATGAAATCCTTGTTATAGTCACCTGTGTTATCAACTTTTAGTAAAGTTAGTTTTATGCCATCTATCTTTGCTTCTACCGAACACGGACTATATAGGAAGGTCTCCTTCCTTTTATCATTTGTTAAGTATTTGTTGATACTCAATATTGAAATGTCTAGCATATCAGCCATTGTTTATCCCTTTTTTGAATTACTTTGATATTACCTTATATTCTAATAATATCCACCGCTGTCTTCTTCGCTTGAATTGTAGAATGTAGCGTATAGCGGATTTTTCTTTTCTGCCTCAATCTCGGCAAACATATCCTTGACTTCTTGTTCGGTCATTCCGAATGCCTCTTTGTAAAGTTTCTTTGCGCTGAATATTTGTCCAGCGAACTCTTTTCCTTGACTGAAGCAATCAATATTTCGTAAGAAGTTTTGTTTTTTGATTTTATCAAAGATTTGATTTTCACCATCAAAATAAATCTTAATATCATTTTTGATAATATCAAATTGCTCCTCTGTTAAAACATTTGTTCTGATTAAATCTCTTTTAAGAATGTGTAAAAAGAATTCTGTATAAACATTTTTTAGTCTTTGAATTTTCAAGAAAAATCTATACTCTTCCTGTGATACTGAATCCGCATCAACAGAAAAATCGGAAGTTTCATCGTCAATCGTTGTTGCATAAGTAGATGGAACGCCCATTGATGAGTATAATTTTTTCTGCATATATATAATATCTCTTAATTCTCCCAAGTTACCTGTTTCATCTAAGAGGTCGACTGATACACCATTTTCACCGCTTCTGTTTGAAAACCAATAATCCTCAACCATACTTACTAGGTGTTGATTATTTGTAACCTCGCCGGTTTGACTATTAAAGATTTTCTTGTATCTGAATGTGTCAATAATTTTCTGCATATACGCTTCTGCTTTGGAGTTTGACAAATCCCTGACATCAACATTAAAAATGCGTCTTGCAACAGAACGGCTGTATCGTAATGGTATCAAAAGGTCTTCCAAAACTGATAACATATTGGCGGTTTTGATACTATCTTCCAAATAAGATAATATAAGTCCATTATCATTATAAAGACCGAAATCTTGATGAACTATCTCCTCAATATTAAACTCTTGGGTTGTAATATCATAATTTCTTTTTTGGTCTTGTAACCTTCTACGCATTTTAAGTTTATCAAGATAAAACATATAATTTGCGTAATTTGTGGCGGTCTGTCCATTCCAATTATTTTCAATATATTTGTAAGTTTGCGTTTCTAAATCAAAAATTAAAAATCGTGGGTCAAGGAATGATAAACCTGTAATTCCTTCACTCTCATCCCCATATTCAACTAATATATTCATTTGTCCGTCAATATAACTCTCTCTAACAAATCGGTATATATTTTTTTGAGGATTAAAAAGTTTCATAATTTTTCGGAATGATTTTTCAAGTGCTTTTACAATGTTATCATCGCATTCTGCGGTTATTTTAAGGGGTTCAAAATTATTATTTGAGAATGTAATTTCATCCGCAATCACATTTAGTGCTTCTGCTACGCTCGCATTCTTTGCTAATTCTCTATACTGATTTATTTTGGTCGCTTGCTCACTTGCGATTGCATAATTATTTTGAAAAGTTCCGCCTAAATTATTATCAAAGTATGCTTGATAATTAAAAGTAAATTCATCCGCTGTCAAATCATTTCGGATTTTATTTAGCGGTTTATCTGGTGTCTTTAAATGCTCATGCGGTTGTTTTAAAAAAACTCGTTTAAGTTTTTCAGTTAATAACATTATAATTCCTTGATAATATAATTCTATTATTTATTTAAACAACTTATGCGATGGTATATCAATTGGAATTAAAGGGTTTATTTGAGTTGGAATTCTATCTACACAAACATTTATTCGTTTAAATCCGTCTTTGTATTCATCTGGGTAGCTGTTATTGTGTGAATGACCATGATATATTATTTTAATATCTGATTTCAACGCTTTGTTGTATCGTTTCATATCTACCCAAGACGGCACATCAAAAGTTGTTTTGTGTATTATATTTGCAAGATATTGATGTTCATAAGGCATATTTTTAAGTGATTGTTTAGTCAAAGGGTAATGACAAAATAAAATATCTTTATAGATTATATAGTCATAAACCTTCTCAAATCCAAAATATTTTAGGTCATAATCAGTTGCCCATAAGTCGTGATTGCCTTTTATTAAGACCTTATGACAATCTATCATATCCCAAAGGATTTTGAGACCTTGTGTATTCTTTTTCCATCCATGCGCCATATCTCCCATGAATAGCAATGTATCAGACTTTTTCAAAGATTTACACATTCTGATAAACCCCTCCGAGTATTCCTCAATAGATTTAAACGCTTCGGAGCGACCCGTATAACCCATAATATTATCGTGAAAAAAGTGTATATCTGATGTTAGGTATATCATTTAATCCCTTTGTGTTCGTCTATAATCGCCCCATAAACCCCTCGTGCTTCGTTGTAAATCGTCATCAACTCGTCAGCTAAGGTCACCACCCTCAAATGGAATTCGGCTGAAATTGCGCCCTTTGTGGTGTCATTATAGGTATTATCGTTGCTATGAAATGAGAAGTCAAAGGACAACCCCTCATTATCTGAAGTATCAAAATATAGAGTTTTTGATGGGTTGGTCTCTACTATACGAAAATTGAAATATAGGTTGTCTTTGAATTTGTCGCAATGCAATACGAACGGATGTGCATCCAAAATCATATTATTTTGAGTTAATATATCTTTAATGGATTGCAAACAATCGGTAAATGCCTTTTGATAGTTTTTTGGGATGGTATCTTTAACCACTATATCGTCTGCTGTTAAGACCATCTGTGGTATGATTTTCGCTCCATACTCTTTAAAGAATTGAATGTATATATTAAAGAGGGTTTGAAACCTATCCTCTAACGCTATGTATAGTTTATAATATCTATCAAAAGACATCTAATTTCCTTACAATTTTGCTATACTAAATTTATGATTTCTGATATAATCTTTTCTGACATCAGCATAATCATTTGACATAAAATCTCTTATGATTTCGTCATCGTCAAATTCCAATAACTCTATCATAGAATTAAATCCATCCTTATCTATAACCTGTTGTAATAATTCTTTTGTCCATGTTCCTAGACCCTTGAAATATTTAAAAGTTTCGCCACTCTTTGCTTCTATTTCGTCTTGGATATTGTAAGTCCATTTCTGCGCCTTGCCGTTTTTGATAGTCATTTTGACTGGGGTTTTAAAGCGACCGAACTTACTCTTATACTCTGGTATATATTTAGATATAAAGACAGATAAAAGCGCAGTAATGTGATTACCATCCAAATCCGCATCCGTCGTTGAAATGATATACTGATACCCTTCATTTTTTGCGATTTGTAGTAACTCTGCGGTCTCTCTATTTGCACCTATCTTTTGTGGTGTTTCATCATAGGTATTTAGCATTTTTCCCTTCAATACATAATACCCTATATTCTCATTTCCCAAAATCTGACTGATACCACCGAACGCTGAAAAACCCTCGCATACACAAAGATATTGCGGTTTCTTTGTTGCTTTGAAATATTTTTCTGACTTTATTTTCTTGACTTTTTCAACATTTTTCAACGCCTTGCGATTTGCAAACTCCTCTTTGATTTTGTGGATTTCTACAATCGGTTCAATTATAGATTTATTCTTATAAATCTTATCTGTGAATTTATAATCAATATCAGAATACTGATTGAATTCTCTTTGAAGGTTTGTAAGTTTTTCTTTTGTTTGACTATTGAATTTTGGGTTTGGAAAATCTGTTAAGAAAACCACCAAACTGATTTTATTCTTAATATCCGAAGGTTTGATATTTGAATACTTACGAACTAATTTTTCTTTAAGATTATCACAGATATTTTTTGAAATTGTGTCAATATGAATTCCACCTTCAACAATCTTTAAACCATTTACATAACTGAATTGTTTAAAATCATCATAAGGATTATGGAACACCCCTATTTTGATTTTGTCGCTCTCGTAAGTTTCTGCGTTCTCGTCAAAGAGTTTCATATAACTTTTGAAATTTGTTTTGATTTGTTTATTGTTAAATCTGAAGTTAATATTATCAAAAGAAATTGACAAATCGTAAAGTCTTTGCTTGATATAGTTAATGTGATTGTCGTCAATTTCTGTTAAACCGAATACCTTTAAATCTGGGTAGAATTCTACATAAGTGCCACGCCCTTGCGATGTTTCTACTTTCTCTTGATATTCGGTCGCGTTTTTCTTAAATACGATAGTATAGCGTTGCTTGCCGTCATCTGTAATACCTATGAATTTTTTTGACATTACATTCGTGCAATAACTGCCAACGCCAAATTTGCCAAGACCTTTATTTTCTTTCAAATCAAAGTTACCACCACTCCTTGCAAATCCCCAACAGATGTGCGGAGTATAGATACCTTCTTGATTTTTGGTAATTGGGATGCCACGACCATTGTCTTGGACAATAACTCGGTCGCCCTTAATATTCACATCAATATCAATATTTTTGCGCAGAGGTGTCTTAATATGGACATCTATTGCGTTATCTATAATTTCGTTTATAATCTTAATCAGACCTGGGACGATTTCGGTCTCTGTATATTTTACGCTACCATCGGATTGTAGTATAAAATCAGATATTTTACACTTATCGGTTGCGCCTATATATAGGTCTGGTCGTGAATATATATGCTCTTGGTCGTTTAAGACTTTGATATTTCTATCTTGCATTACTTCTCCTTAATTATAGATATTTCTTTTCGTATTGCTCTAATTGCCACGCTCCCGCTAATGCGAAAATAACGCCTGCTACGATAGTGCCGAGCAACCCAACAAAATTCCACTCCTCTACTTTTGCATAACTCGCATAACATAGGACTAATGCGATTGTGAATGTAATGCCTATTGAAAGGCGTTCCAATCTTTGTTTCATTGTGTTCTCCTTATCTTTAATATAAGGTATTATAACACTTTCTAACTTAATTTATGCTTAACTATCTGAATTTTCTGTGTTTGATTTTTTTATTCTCGCAATAATATCCGAAGTCATGGCAACCTCCTCCGTTTCGTCTTTCGGTTTCGGTGCTTCGTTTTTCTTTAATTCAAACATAAACTTCAGAATTTGTGCGATTGACTTGTAACTTTCTGTAACAAGTTTCATGGAGGTGTTAGAAGTTTGAATGAGGTCTTTAATATTTGTTACCAATTCAGGGTTAAATCCGTCAATGTCTATTTCGTTTTTGATTTCCTTTATCATATTTTGCGAGAAATCTACATTCTCTAATACAACATCACGGAGGTGTGCGTAATCTTGTAACACTTGGTCTAATTTGATTGCTTCCAAAGCGTCAAGAGTGCGAGGGTCTATCGTGGCATCAATGTTTTTAAAATCATTGTTTTTAACATCGTAATTATCTATAACTTCAATATCTAAAACTTCGTCTTTTTTTGTTTCCCCGTTTTGCATTGACACTTTGTTAATATCGTCATTGTTTGCCACGATTATTCCTTTTATTCCTCATACCCTAAAATGGTTTTGAATTGTAATAAAATATACTCTTTGCTGAGGTCTTGACCTCGTGTTTTTTCAAAGTATATTTTCTTATTTATCATTTTGATTGGCACATCCTTGCCTTGCTTAACTACAATCCCATTATTCGGTCGGCTGTGAATTACATCAGGTTTGTAATCAACGATAATTCCGCTGTCCGTCTTTTGTTCCGTTTGGAAGGCGACCTTCACCAATACAAGGTCGCCCATAGGAGTAAAGTTGTCAATATCTGTTTCTTTAAAACTCATCATTGTCCTTTTTGTCTGTTAAAGTATAATTCTCATCCATTATAGCACGCATTGTCTTAATAGTTTCTGAATTACTCCTAACATCTTGATACATAGCAAAAGTGGCAAATTTGCCGTGCATATAATCTCTTTTATAAGACCATGTAATTGCTTCTTTTGTTGTATCTAATACATTTATAAAGTAAGTCTTTGTATCATTTTTTGTGATTTCAAATCTCAAATTATACTTACTATAAATTATTGTTACCTTATTTAATCCTTCATATAATATAGTAATGTTTTTATCATTGAATTTCAATCTATCCAATAGGTTATGTATAAAAGAAAAATCCTTTTCTATACATCCTATAACAAGATATAAAGGGTCTGAAATTTCCACTCTATCACCATTTAGTTTCATTATGTTATCGTCAATTTCAACTAATAAGGTTTTAGGTTTAACTTCTGACTTTGTGTCTTCTGACTTTACTTCTTTAATAATTTTATCTTTTTGTTTTGCCAAATCGTCAAAGACCTTCATATTTTCTTTAATTTTGGATTGCAAAATATTCATAGTTCGCTTTACTTCGTCTTTTTTGACATTCAGAAAATCCTCTGGGTTTGGTAAATTAGCCATATCAATAGGTTTTTTAAACTCCGTAAATAATGGACTATAATCCATAACCTTTTCAGTTGGAATGTTTGCGGTATTGATACTATCAATTGTAAAATTATCTATCAATTCTGAATTGATTTTAGGTTTATATTCACTTACAATACATCCATTACTCTCAATCCGCTTTAACTCTCTTTCACAAAACCAAATAATTTTGTTTAGTTCTCTTTCATAAGAGGTGCCTGAGTGTCTATTTCTATTCAGACACCAAGCGGATTTTAAGATATTGCCTTGTGAAAAGTTTAAACCATTACACTCAATTACATCCTGTAAATCATTCCATTTAGGATTGATTTTATAGTAATCGGTTGACCCTCCGTTATTATCTGACTTCATAGACACTCCTTTTTAATTATTCATCTGCCAAAGGCGCAATTAAAACCTTAAACTTATCTGAAATGAAAAGCACTCTGTAAGCATTGCGCTCCTCATTATACACAATTTTTAGTTTGTAGTCACCATTCGGCAAAGCGTTAAAGTTAATATTGTTAATCTTTACTTGGAAGTCCTTTGTAGATGCACCCAAGAACTCTTTTTTGTAGTTATTTGACGAGTGATTAAACTTATTATGGTTTGAAGTTTCTACATAGAAATCTCCGTTTTTACCTACAAAAGCGACCGCATTCAACTCATTAAAAATTGATAGTGCTTTCTTAACGCTCGCCAACTCATCCGCTGTGTAGTCAATTTCTGCTACCACTGGATATTTTTCTGATTTTTCAATGATAGACGAAGGTTTATTATACTCCTCCATTAACTCAACATCTGCCAAAGTAAAAACGGCTGTGGTGTTGCTTGATTTAATAGTAAGTTTCTCGCCCTCTTGATTTAGTTCATAATCATTAAACATATTGAGAATTGAAATCAATTTGTTTAGTTCATAAACCGGCATATCTTGGAATTCTGAACACCCCAAATCTTGACAATTGATATTTGCCATAATCGTTCCCATTGGGTCGTTCATTGTAGTGATTGGGTATTTAATAACCACCTTATCTGTAATGCTTGATAGTTTATTCAAAACAGACATTAACTCTTTATTCATTTTTTGCTCCTTTTGATTTAGAGTTTCTTTTTCTTGTTTTCTTTGTTTCAATTTCATTTAAGGTTTCTAAAATCTCGTTTGGAATGTCAATATCCTCTGTTCTTTCAGGTTCTTTTAATATACCTTCGGATAATAAAACATTCGCATCCATTTTAGAGATTTTACGCTCTGTTGTAATTTGATTAACAAATTCTTTCTTGAATTTTTTATCCTCGCAAATCTTAATATATTCATCAGCTGACACATAGTCACCAAGATAGAATACATAATCACAGATTTTTCGTTTGCACATCTCTAATGTATCAAACCAAAACTCCTTACCTTTGAAAATATCGTCTATCTCCTCCGAAGTGAAGTAAGGTTTTAGATAATCTCTTATTACTTTATCAAAATACATTTCATTAAACTTTTGCTGTGTTTTGACATCGGAGTGCTTACCAATCACGCCTAATGACACATCGTGGAACATAATGATTGAATGTTCATAAGCGACTTTGCAATCCCCTATCAAAAATGCCAATGCACCGCATGAGTATCCATAGCTGTTCAAATATGTTCTTACACGCCCATAAAATAGGGAGCGCAAAATATTGCTAAATCGCATAAACTCATCTACATTACCACCACAACTCTGAATTACAACATCTATCTCCTCGTATCCTTCCGAGTCCTCCAATTGATTGTAAATATCGTAAAGTAGATATTCGTCATGGTCGAAATCGCCAAGATAGAGTTTATATTCCACAGCGTTCCTATTATCACGAATAACATCTTTTTTAAAGAGTTTGTGCAAAATCGGTTCTGTGATTTCAATACTCTTTACTTCAACATTACCTTGCTGTTCGCTGTTATCATTTATTGTCCGCATTCTATGCGGTTTAAGATTTGACATCGGCACTCCTTGTTTTTAATTTTGATGGAATTATAGCACCTTTATCCTTAAAAGTTGCTTAACCCTTTAAAGGTAAGCAACTTCGGTTTTCTCGGTGGAATTCCAATCCTCGTATAAATCTATTCTTAATTTTAGATTAAGAGAATGTAGCAATTCTGCGAATTCATCTCGGAACTCCTTATTTAACAAAACCTCCTCGCGGATATTTGTGCAAATCTGTTGCCCAAAAGCGTATGTAATATGGATATCATCGCAGTCGCAGTCATTGATATTCACAATGCCGTTATAAGCGTAGAAACCTATATCTGACAACTTTTGAACGCTATCAAAGAATACCGCCATTCGGTAACCTGTCGACCCATCTTTCCTTCGGACTTTTGTTGTTTTATACACTTTCATTGTGTTCTCCTCTATTTGATATAAGGTATTATACCAAGTTAATCCTTAAAAACACCTTAGAAAAAATCACATTTTCATTTACTTTTCATTTACTCAAAGTTAAGTAGATTTTAAGGATAAAACGGCTATAATACAACAAACCGAAAGGAGCAATCAATGATACAAGACCAATTATCAGTAAATATCGTGGATGTATCAACGATTTTTGACGAATTCAGAAATACCGATTATAAGCGGTATTATTGCAATGGCTATTTTCCGAGTATTAAGCGGAACTTAACATTTATGTTTGAATTCGCAATTTACGATGATATTGTGTGGTCGCAGGATTGTTACGAGATTTTAGGAAATCTTAAATGCGACCCATATCAAGATGAAATGCAGTTGCTTGATAACCTATTATATTGTGATTTAGATTTCAGAAAAGAGTTTGAAAAATATCTAAATGAATTGGGTTTAGAGTTAATCGTTACAAAAGAATTATACAAAGATATAAGGATTTAGAATGCAGATGTTAGCTGAGGAACTGATAAAGGTTTTCCAAGAGGAAGGATATCCGTATTCAAGTTATGAAATTGACAAAGAGCACGACCTATTGATACTTAACGGCAATTTAAATAAGGGTGTTAGTAAAGATATTAAGGTCGTGTATTTGGGTGACCTCATCACAATCCGACTACAAACGATTGATATTGATGACAGCCATATTTTGAATGTAGTTGAAAACCTAAATCATTATTATTATGAATATTTAGGTATATACCAATGGTAGATGTAACTACTTTAACCGACCAAGAGTTGATAAATCTTTATCATAAAGAATTGGAGTTAGCAGAGGAGTTAGATGTTAAGCAACACTCTAACAAAATCCTCATTAATGCGCTATACGGAGCGATGTCTAATCGTTATTTTATACTTGTTAATTTTGATATAGCGAACGCCATTACCGCAAATGGGCGGTTTTATGTAAGATTGTTTAGCGAGCGTGTATCAAGATTTTTAAAACAATTTGACGATACAGACACCGAACACATCGCTTATAACGATACAGACTCCGTAACCGGAGATACAGAGATTATCGTAAATGGGCAAAAGACAACGATTGCGGAGTTCTTTGATTATGTATTTATGGCGCACTCTGAAGTCATAGAAACCAATAAGGATAAAGAGGTTGTTAAACTTCCGTTTAACTATAAAACTCCGAGCATTAATGTTATAGGTGAAAAGCAATTACAAGATAATAATATTACTTATGCCTATAAACACAAAGTAAAGAAGGAGTTTTACAAAGTTACTGCCAACGGCAGTGAAGTTGTGATGACAGCCGACCATAGTCTTATGGTATTAAGAGATAATCAAATAATAGCGATAAAACCAAATGAAGTTAGAAAGGGTGATAAACTTGTAATTTTGAAGGAGTAACTATGTTATTTGACGAACTAATAAACGCTAAATTCTGTATAACCTCAATGTGGTTAGACGATAGAAACGGCATTTTGTATTGCTCGGTAAATCGTATAGATGAGGGCGAATTACAATTTTTAGGCGAAATTGAGTTATCTATAATTGACTTATATCTGCAAGGGTATTCTGGGTTTTTAGGATACTCTGATAATGAAGTTCATTATATTGTTGAAACTATTTTAAGCGAAAATTAAGTAATAATAAGGTATAATAATGTATGTAATAACAAAAATCAATCAAAAGAAAATAGCTGATGAGACCAACTATATTGTGTCTTTCAGACAAGACACGGAGGTTTTTACAATTTCTTTTGTAGTCAAAGACTATGAAATCACAAGACTACAAATCATCAAAGGTGAAATTGAGAAGTCAGAATGTCTTAATTTTATCTTAAATATTTTTACTGATATAAGAATATCAAAAACCTTTAAGGAATAAGATGACAAAAATGAAATATGAAATTATAGGTGATTTTACAATAGAGAATTTGGGCGTTAAAGAGGATATAGTGTATGATTTAGAAGTCCAAAATGCCCATAATTTCTTTGCAAATAATCTATTGGTGCATAACTCGTGTTATCTCACAATACCGCAAAGAGTGATACAGCAATGCAAATCAGACGATATTAACACCTTTATAGATAACATAGATAATTTCATAGAAACGAAGGTGCAACCTATCGTAAATGAGAGTTCATCAGAATTGGGCAATCTCTTTAATGCCTACCAACCAGAAAATATCAGAACGAAAAGAGAAACCATTTTCAGAAAGTTACTATTACTCGCTAAAAAGCGATATTTTATGAGTATCTACGATAACGAAGGTGTAAGGTATCAAACGCCAAAATCTAAAATGCAAGGTATCGACCTTGTGAGGTCATCAACACCTGCTTACTCTAAAAAATATCTAAACGAAGCAATAAATGTTATTATGGATAAAACGGAGGCGGAGTTAAAGGCGTGGTTAGCGAATGTTCAGAAAGATTATCATAATCAAGATTTATCAGACATTGGTAAGGTTTCGTCTATATCAAAACTTAACTTTAACTTAAAAACCGACAAGGGAATTCCAATCAATGCGAGGGCGGCGATTGTTACAAATGAGTATATCAAAAATAATTGTGCTGACGAATTCACGCAAATTCAGTCCGGCGAGAAGGTCAAAATGTTATATCTAAAAACACCAAACCCTCTGAATAGTAATATTTTTGCGTTTAATAACGAACGATTTGCACAGCGTTTTAAACAATACATTGATTATGATACTAATTTTGATAAATTCTTTTTGACTGCCCTTGAATTAATGGTCGAACCTTTGGGTTATGATTTAAGAAATACATCAAACACATTGGACGAGTGGTAAAAAAAATGTTTAGTTATAGTAGAATTTCACTTTATAATCAATGCCCTAAAAAATATCAATACCGCTATATTGATAAACTTCCTACAAAATCGTATGCTCACTTAAAAAAGGGAACGAATGTGCATACTATCTTAGAGAATATAGAGAATTTAATTGAGTATAGCAATAATGATGAATATAAGGAAGCATATCCAATTGCGGTTAATTTTTATAATTCAGATTTAGGCAAAGATATTTTACAAAGAGATGATACAAAATCTGTTCGTGAATTTGAATTCTTTTTAGATTATAATTTATATCCAACAGACAAAAAAGAAAATGCTTTGTTTATAGGATATATAGATAGAATAAACATTGATTATAAAAATAAATGTATTGATATTATAGATTATAAAACAGGTAAGTATAAAGAATTAAAATATCAAGACTTCACACAATTGATAATTTATGCTGTTTATTTTTTACAAAGATATAATATTATAGATGAAGTAAAGTTAAGATTTGTTTATGTGGAGCATTTAAGAGAAAATACACTTATATTGAATAGAAATGCTATTGAAAATCATAAGCAATTATTAAAAGAGAATATCGTTAGAATATTGAAATCTACACAGAATAACGATTTTAAGTGCAACCGCACTAAACTTTGTGATTGGTGTGATTTTCAAGAATATTGCAATAAAGAAAATGAGGGATGGGCATCCTAATTGGATACCCAGAATTCCTCAGTGATTGTGTAGTTAATAAAAACAGGATACATATCCTCAACATCTCTATAAAAACTTTCAAAATGATAATTAAACCACCATACTTCACCATCCTCTAAATCACGGCAAACATAATCTTGGCGTGTTTGGTAATCTACCAATTCAGACGGCACGATGGTCTCATTGTTGATTGGGTCGTATTCTACATTCTCTATTTCATCCCCAAGCAACTTTTCCAATTCCTCATATGAGATGCCCTCAATATAGGTGTAATCACCCTCCCATTTGGTCATCCCAACTCTTCCCGTAATATCTCCGTCATCGTTAAAGATATTCAAATAATGTGTAGCATACATGGCTAACTCCTTTGTTAATTTAAGTTATTATATCAAATTCTAACTTAAATTAAACTTAATTCAGGTATAACAATTTCTGAAATAGTTAAAACCCCCAATCTTGCGGTTTTAGCGGTATATCTTAAACTTATTGGCAGTCTTGGTAGGGTAGTGAATTTTGCCATCCTCAAAATACGGAGTTTTTGAATACTTTTCCAATCTATCAAAATATTTAAAAACCTCGTAATTTAGGCGCATCTCTGCTTGGAATGCGTCTGTATCGTAAAGTAGAAATTGAGAAGGATTTACAAAATTGCTTACATAGCTATTGTGTGTAAGATAGATGTAATATCGGTAATGCTTACCAAGATAATATACACGCCCCACTTTCTTAGATAAATCAGATGCTAACGAATGACTACCATGAAAAAAATTAAAACTTCCGTTTTGTTTGCAATATTTAAAGGCATCGTTCATAGCGTATCTATCTAATGCATTCTTGCTACTATACGCCTCACGCCTTAATAGATAGAATTCATCGTTAATATCAACTGACTTTGTTTTTGATACTATAAATCTACCTGTGGAGGTATCTAATGATTTATATTCAAGAAACCCAGGTTCATCGTCTGTTTCAATATAAAAATTATATAATTTAGTATCTATATATTCAGAATAAGGTATATTCTTTCTGTTTAGAGTTTCTATAATTTCATTATAAAATTGTGTTGAATAATTATAATCAAGTGTGTATATCATAATTAACTCTAAAACTTATATTTAACTTCTTTTAAGAATTCAGAAAGATACTCCTCTTTAATGCTTGTGATTTGTCTTTTTTCTAAATTCTCTTTAATTTCTCTTTGATTTAATTCACCTATAATATCTGTTAGAAATTGATTTGTGATATTAAATTGACTATCTGCGGTGAAATGCAAACCCACTTTAAAGTTTCTAACATCTTGTAGTTTGTCTTCGGATAATGGTCTATCCCATAACATTTCACGCTCTGATAATAATTGGACTAAATCATAATAATTTGCGTCTGAATAAAGATTATAAGATACAACTTCCGGAAAATTATTATCTGCTATTTCATATTTTTGAGAATAAGTGCTATCTTTATATTCTTGAATTTCATCTTTATTACTTGACTTATAATCATATACATAATAATTATAATCTTTATTTTCTATAATATCATAGTCCATTGTAAAAACTTTTGGAGATAGATAACCCATTTAAAAAAAACCTCCTATTTTACTTGATATTTTCTTTGTAAAATTACTCATCATTCCGCTTGCTAAATCAGACATTGAAGTGCCCGCATTCGTTCCACTCCAATCTGTGTCGTAATCATCCATAAACTTAACACGGAATTCTTTTATCTGAATTTCAATTTTACAAGATTTGAAATTGCCGTCTTGGTAAGTTGTCATGCTGTCATTACCATAAGTTATAGAGATATTTTCAATTGCGCATGGCGCAATATTTAACATTTTCTCTATAATCTTATTTGGAAATTCTACTATAACACGAGCAGGTGGAACTATTAAAAGTTTTACGCCCAATTGCATAGGCGACCCAAACCTTTTGAGATAATAGATTGCTTGATTTATAGTGGTTGCTTCTGCTTCAGATTGTGGCATAAACTCCCAACCAAAGGTAAATGCTCTGTGTTCTGACCCCTCATATTTTTGTATCTCAAACTTATCCATTAAAGGTGCTTGCGGAATATAACCAGTGTAATTATTATTATACTGCGGTATTTTTAAAGCGTGAATGGTATCCGTCGCTTTACCTACGCTATCCACAAAATCGCTTGCAAAATCCGCACCGCTTTTAAAGATTTCTAACATTGATTGTTTATTGTAATTATGACTTATGCTTTCTGATAAAGACGATGGCAATGGGCATACCATTTTAAATAAAATATTTGTGTCGCCTTGAAAAAACTTCTCTACTTCAGATTGAGCGGTTTGTGTTTTTCCGCTTATTGCGCCTAAGAATTGGTCGAGGACATTACCACCCTCATTTTTTAGAAATCCACCTGCAACATCTTTTAATTTACTTCCTATTAGACCTGTTAAACCCTCACCACCAGAAGAAGTCGCTTGATTAAATTCATCTTTGATAGTTTCAATCTCTTTTAACAAATAGGTGTAAGGATTAAAGAATTTTAAAGTCATCGTTCTCATTTGATTAACATTTCCTTGTGGGAATGCTAAATTGAAAGTTTGTCCTGTGGGGTTTAATCTATCCTCCGTATAAACAGAAGCGGTGCTTTCTGTAACAGCTGTATTATTTTCAGATGACGGAGTGCTTGTTGAATTACTATTCGTTGAGTTCGTGGTCGATTGACCACCTGATTTTTTGGCTGATGTGCTTCCTTCCTCCGGAGGGATAATTGTGTAATTTTCACCGGTCTGTTTTGTGCTATCTGAATTTTTGGATGCCATCTCTTTGTTGTAACTTTCAGTTAATGCTCTATACGCATTATCAGAGGTGTCCATTGTGCGACCGCTATCATTATTGGTCGGATATGCCGTCTTTGCTAATTCTGCCATAGCAGGGTCGGATGACCCAGGCATTGTTGATACATCTACATTTACATCAGCCATTCTTAACCTTTTCTTAAATCGTTAAATCATATTAAAAGAACCCATCAAAGTGCCATTATAATCATAGTCATTTGATTGTCTTTGAATTTGAGAACGATTTATATTATTTACTATAATATTTTGATTACTTAATTCTTGCGCTATCATAGATTTAGGGGTTGACGGATGCGGACTTACAAGAGTATTTAGGTTAGGCATACTTGGCGCATTTGATGTGTATGCTGATACAGGTGCGCCTCTTCCTTCCTCTTGACTACTTCCGCTATTAGCGCTTGATGAACTTCCACCTGCTCCGCCTTCCGAACGCCACACCTTAATAGAATTACCACCTCTTTTTAGCATACCATCCACTTTTGATTGTCGTGTATCTGAAATCCATGGATATCCTTTTTTACCAGTAAAGACTTGGGCGTGACCGCTTGTTTTTCCGTTTTTGCCCCTATAAGTCATCGTAACAATATCTCCTGGTAATACTTCGGTTGCATTCTGAACGAGTTTAATACCCAATACGGAGGTCGGATTATAAGTCCAAGCATCGCCATAACTTACATAACTTCCACCATAAACTTTTGCGCCTGTTTTAAAGTTATTCATATAATAACCTCTACCCGCAACTCTGTTAATGTGAGATGAGGTCGCCCTTGCGCAATAATGTTGATATTGGTTAGTGTGATTAACATTTGCCTCTGCAGCCTGAATTATCTTTTCAGCGGTTTGTGAAATTGGTGTATCTCCATAAGACAACAATTTAAGATTATTTGCGGATTGACCGCCCCCTATTCCTTCGGAAGTATTGCTTGCACCGCCGTCCCATCCGTTTGGTATATCTCCATTACTAATCGTTCCATCGCTACTATATTTTAGGCGAGTTACCATAAAATGCTTAATGAAGTTACCAATCGTTGTTGATGCGCCATCTGGGAACATAGGGGCATTTTGCGCCATTACCTTATTTCCGTAATTGCCTTGATGCTGATTTAAGACTTGCACGGCATTCTGGTCGTCTGATGCTTCAACTACCAATCGTGCGCCTTTTGGACCCAGAAAATTGACCATAGCAAATCTACCCCAATTTAAGCGTGTTTTAAGTTTTCCACCTAAACTCTTATCTAGATTTTCGGTTGACTTATACATATCATACGCCCACATCGCTTGAACTCTTGGGTCTCTGAAATCCATATCAGAACCGCTAATTCCTAATTTATTTCTTGACTCCGCAAATTGGGATTTGTAGCGCATACTCTCTTGGTTGAACGGCATAATTTGAAACCATCCGGTTGCGCCACCGCTCGGATTAACGGCATCTAACTTGAAACCGCTTTCGTGTTGAATAAGAGGTGCAAATCCGTTCTTGAATAAATCCATCGCTTCACTTTCTGACATTCCAGACAATGTGCAGAATGCCGAAATAAACGCTTTAATTGCTTCTCCATGATTTGCCATAAGT